TTAAGGGCAACTTTGATGAAATAGCAAAAGAGATGCCTAACATAGAAAAACGTGCACTCTATCGGGGCGCCTATTTTTTACGCGAAAAAATTAGACAGTCATTAGTTTCAGCTGTACCTAAAGCAACACAGAGAAACCCAAAGTATAACGATACATTAGTAGATGCAGTAGGTTTCTCTCGTGTCGATGGAGCATCTCTTGTTGTAAATGCAATGGGTACAAGAAAGACAGGTAGTGGCACATATAGAACAAGATTTTTTGAGGAAGGCACAAGAGACAGATATCAAAAAAATATAAATGGCATCAAGTTAAAAAAGAAAAAGTATATTGGAAAAATTAAGCCAACAAAATTCTTTGCAAGTGCAGTAAACGCAAACAGAGATGCAACAGTAAAGATGATGGAAGATGTCATCGCAGAATATGTAGATACTACATTTAACAAAAATACAAATTAACCAACATGGACAACAGCTTGTTAATTTCTAAATACTTCCAGGCTATATTAGAAGAAAACCAAGAAATAAAAGATATCATAGGCAATAACGAACATAAAATATTTCCTTTGCTTCAACCAGACAACTTGACATTTCCTTTCATTGTTCATTCAAGAACAGGAATAACTGTAGAATATACAAAGGATATAGAATATACGCATGTAGGATGGTACAACATTGTCAACTATACTATTTCTTGTGTATCTGATGACTATGTACAATGCCTTGAATTAGCAAATGCTGTACGTCACGCAGTCGAGACATATAGATGGAAAGACGACGACATATATATTCATCCAATACAGTTAGTTACTGTAGCTGAATATACAACTGACAACGATGCATTTGTGGAAGAACTACAGTTTCAATGCATGGTTGAATAGATTACTATATTTTATAAAACAAAGACTAAATTTAGAACTATAAAAATATTCATAATTTAAATTATGGCAGCAATCAGACAAAACACAGACATATTCAAAGGTAGTAAATTGATGGTATTCATTGGTGATGCTCCAATTGCGTTTGCTACAAGCCACGCATTAAACATTACAATGAACACTACAGAAATTTCTACGAAGGATCATGGAGATTTCCCTTCTGTATTAGGACAGAATATCTCTTGGGAAGTTACTACAGAGAACTTATATTCTGAAAGCGGACAAACTGCATTATGGAATGCAATGAAGTCAATGCAACCTGTTACTATTAAGTTTGCTCCAGCAACTAACTATAACAATGCAGCAGCACAGCAAGGTATTGTTGATGTAGATGATGCTACAGAATGGACAGCAGGTACAGCTATCGCATCAGGTAAAGCATTAGTTACTTCACTTTCTGTAAATGCACCAGCGGGTGATAATGCAACTCTATCTGCAACATTTACTGGTGTTGGAGCTTTAGATCAAGCGGGTGAATAATATTTCATATGATATAAGTCAAATATCTTTCATTCATTTATTTATAATATTTTTTATATGGAGCAGCTCATTATGGGCTGCCTTTTTTATTAATTCAAATATGCTATATTATAAATAAAATATCATAAACAAAAATGAATCAGAAAAAAATAGGCAATAAGCTTTATGTTTTCTCAGAAACAGCTTATGAGATAACACAAGATACAGATGCATCAGTTATCTTAATTCAGCAAGAATGTATTGATGCATATAAAGCATTGAATAGCTCAGCAGTAAATGCAAAAATAAAACCAATCAACTATAAGCTTTTCTGTGTGCAGACACAAGAATGGATTGACTATTACAATGATTTTACTGTTACTGTTGGTACTATAGTTGGTGGTACAGTTACTGCTTCTACAACAAGTGCTGATGAAGGTGAAGAGATTACTTTGACGCAATCTGCTTCAACAGGATATGAATTTACATCATGGGATGTAAAAGATGCAGACAATAACTCAGTTACAGTTACAAACAATAAGTTTGCAATGCCAGCAAGCAATGTTACAGTAAATGCAGTATTCGATAAGATAGATTTTGATATTACAATAGACAATACAATACAGAACGGTACTCTTTCTGCTCCTGCAACTGCAAACTTAGGAGATACTGTTACAATTACTGCTACACCTTCAGCTGGTTATAAACTTGATACTTTGACAGTAATGTGTGGTTCATTAGAAGTTACAGTTGTAAATAGTCAGTTCACAATGCCTGCTGGTGATGTTACTATCACAGGTACATTCATACAAGATGCAATTCCTTATGAACAACAATACTTCACTATAGAATCAGAAGCAGATAACAACTCAATAACTATTAAGGATGAATATGGAGATACATTATATATCTCTGTAGATAATGGAACAACATGGGAGCAATCTTCAGATGGTGGTGAAGTTACAAAAACATTAGATGAAGGCGAAAAGATGCTAGTTAAAGCAAATAATGGTCGCTTTAATATATATACTGATCCTGAAAGTATTACAGATCCTATAATTTATGGTACAGGTAATTTCAAAGTATATGGTAATTCTATGTCATTAATCTATGGTGACAACTTTGCTAATCAGACATCATTCCCAGCTAACATTAGTAATAATTTTGAAGGATTATTTATACTTTCAACATACTTAACAGATGCATCTAATCTTATATTGCCAGCTACTACATTAACAGATTATTGTTATGCATATATGTTTATGGGTTGTACAGCATTAACCAATGCACCAGCATTGCCTGCAACTATATTAGCAAATTACTGTTATAATGGCATGTTCATGGATTGTACAGCATTAACCAATGCACCAGATTTACCAGCAACTACATTGGCAAATGATTGTTATAGTGGCATGTTTAGGGATTGTACATCATTAACGGCAGCACCAGAATTACCTGCAACAACATTAGCTAATTATTGTTATAGTCAAATGTTCTATGATTGTACTTCACTCAATTGTATTAAATGTCTTGCTACAGATATTAGTGCTTCATATTGTACTTATAGATGGGTTGTTGGTGTTGCTGCATCAGGTACATTTACTAAAGCAGCAACAATGAGCAGCTGGACTACAGGTGCCGATGGCATACCTAGTGGTTGGACTGTACAAGACGCAGCATAAGCATGAAAACAGTTATTTTGACTATCATAAAGAACGAACATCGTTATTTAGATGAATGGATAAGGTATCATTATCAATTTGGTTTTGATACCTTTTTCATTTTAGAAGACAGAGATTCTGACTCACATAAGCAAATTACAGACAAGTATTCTAATGTCATTCTAAGAAGTGCTTCAGAATTTAGAAATACAAAACAAGCAGCCATATTCAATGAAGTATACCATAGTATCATAAAGAACAAATATGATTGGTGTATGCTTTTAGATACAGACGAATTTGTTACTTGTAATTTGAATTTGAATACAATATTAGAAAAACATAAAGATGAACCGTATATATGGTTACAGTGGCATAACTATGGAGCAAGTGGCATTATCAATAAGTCAGTATATAGAAAGCCAATATGGGAGACATACACTAAAAGATGCGGCAATATGCATATAGATGAAATATTTCATAAGACAGGAAAGATGATGTATAATTGCAATTTGTTTGATAAGACGTTATATTTGCATTATTATCCTGAAGCAGAGACACAAGAAGACATATATATAAGACATTATATAACAAAGTCATGGACAGAATGGAAATGGAAGATTGAAGAAAGAGGTATGCATAACAAAAGACATAGAAAACTTGAAGATTTTTTCATATATAATCCAGAAATGAAAGATATGATTTATAACTTTAACAAATAACCTTATACTATATTATATTAAATATATTTAAGTAAACAATGACATACAGTAACGCTCGTATAGTACGCGGTAACGACTTTAAGTTACGTGTAATCTTGAAAGCTCCAGGCATTCAAAATGAAGATCCAGTCTGGGAAGATTTTGACATCAATTCTTGTTCTGAAGTCCATGTTGCTTTAATCTGTGAAAAAGACCAGATTGTTATTCCACTTGAATGGGAAATAGAAGCAGGCAGTACAAATATACTTATTTGTCCTGTTAAGGGTAATTATTTGCATAGTGGAGCAGCATACGGAGTTGAAGTAAAAGGATTAGATGCAGAAGGAAATGCATGGAGATGGAAAGCAAAAGGAAGAGAAATGTTCTCTATTGTTGATAATACATCAGCACAGAATATTGATACAATTGCAGAGCCTGAATGGGAAATAAATGCATTTGTTGGATTATTAGCAGATATTGGTCCACAAGGTCCTACAGGTGATAAAGGTCCAACAGGAGACAAAGGTTTAACTGGTGACAAAGGTCCTACAGGTGATAAAGGTCCAACAGGCGGCACAGGAGATAAAGGAGATACAGGTCCACAAGGTCCTAAAGGAGATACAGGTCCACAAGGTCCTAAAGGAGATACAGGTCCAACAGGTGCTGCATTTACATATTCAATGTTTACTCCTGAACAACTTGAATCATTAAAAGGTCCTAAAGGAGATACAGGTCCACAAGGTCCTAAAGGAGATACAGGTCCTAAAGGAGATACAGGTGACATTGGCTTGACAGGAGCAAAAGGACCTACAGGCGATAAAGGACCTACAGGCGACAAAGGACCTACAGGCGATACAGGAGATAAAGGACCTGATGGAGACAAAGGTTTAACTGGAGACAAAGGCCCAGACGGAGACAAAGGTTTGACTGGTGATAAAGGACCTGATGGAGACAAAGGTTTAACTGGAGACAAAGGCCCAGACGGAGACAAAGGTTTAACTGGAGACAAAGGCCCAGACGGAGACAAAGGTTTAACTGGAGACAAAGGCCCAGACGGAGACAAAGGCGAAAAAGGTTTGACTGGTGATAAAGGTCCTACAGGCGACAAAGGTCCAGATGGAGACCAAGGTATTCAAGGTATACAAGGAGAAAAAGGTTTGACTGGAGATAAAGGTCCAACAGGCGATAAAGGACCAGATGGAGACCAAGGTATTCAAGGTATACAAGGAGAAAAAGGTTTGACTGGAGATAAAGGTCCAACAGGCGATAAAGGACCAGATGGAGACAAAGGTGATAAAGGTTTAACTGGTGACAAAGGTCCTACAGGTGATAAAGGTCCAGATGGAGACCAAGGTATTCAAGGTATACAAGGAGAAAAAGGTTTGACTGGAGATAAAGGTCCAACAGGCGATAAAGGACCAGATGGAGACCAAGGCGAAAAAGGATTAACTGGTGATAAAGGTCCTACAGGCGACAAAGGTCCAGATGGAGACAAAGGCGAAAAAGGTTTGACTGGTGATACTGGTCCTACTGGCCCACAAGGCGAGCAAGGTATACAAGGCCCACAAGGAGATAAAGGTCCAACTGGAGAACGCGGCCCATTAGAACAAGCAGACTGGAATGAAACTGGAACATCTGAACCAAGTTATATTAAGAACAAGCCAGATTTGTCTGTATATGCAACACTTGATTATCTTAATGAGCATTATTATACTGGTCCTGAAACAGATAGTGTTTTCCAAGATAAAATTACTGCTACAAATAAACTATCTGCATCATTAGTTGATGGTTTGTCAACTGTTGCTACATCAGGCTCATATAATGATTTATCTAACAAGCCAACTATTCCAATTGATAGTAA